GGAACGTCGTATCTCACCTTGGATTCATCCACGCGCAACCTGGCGCTGTACGGACTGAAAAACCCGCCGCCCCATCCGGCCTTGCTGCCCTGGCCCCCGGTCACAGCAGCCTCCAGCGTGTCCATCCATCCCTGGTAATAGGCCACCACGGTGTCCTTGTCATCGGGCAGCAGCATCTGGGCCTGCTTCGCCTCGAAGGCATTCAGCAGCTCGCGGGCCTCGGCCACTCGGGCAATGTCTTTGCTGCGCAGGACTTCTCCGCTGTTGGTTTGCTGGGCGATGCCCTTAATGGCGGCAGTAATAGCCAGGTCGACCTGCTGCATCTGGCTGTTCACGTCGTTTTGTACGGCTTCCACGGCCTCTTTTTTGGCTTCCTTGGCGGCAGCCATAGCGCCGGGGTATCGCTTTACCAGGTCGTCTCTGCGGGCCTTCAGCGTGGCCAGCAGAGAATCCTGGGCGCCCTTGCCTTTCGGGCCATACTCGCGCACCAGTCGCTCCAGCTTGTCGTCGCTGATGCTGGCGATCTTGGCGGTGCCTGCAGCGATGTCGTCGGCGCTAACGCCCTTAAAAACGGATGCGGCTTGTGCGTTGGTTTTCGGGTCAATCAGGGTGCTGATTTCGCCCACGGTATTGCCAAAGGCGTTGCCCTTCAGCTCCCCCTGGGCGCGGTACCTAAGCCCGCCCCCGGTGTCGATGCGGTAGGCCTTACCGTTTTTTACCAGTAGGTTGTCGAACTCCAGGCCCACTACGTCCCAGTTAGCCAGCCAGGCATCGGCGGCGAATCCATCATGCGCACTAGGTATGCCTTTCTGCAGGGCGTCCCGGTCCTTTTTCAGGCCCTCGATGAACTCGGCGGCAATGCGTGTCGTGCCGTTGTCGTTGATCAGGTGGTACTCGGGCGCCTCGATGCCAGCGGCCTGGTACAGCTTCGCGGTCAGCACCTCGTTGCGGGCATTGTCCTCGCTGTCCGGCTGCTTGATGTAGTATTTTTTGCCGGTCTCGGTGTCCTGGTATAGGCCCCCTGGGTTGCTGCCCTTCTGCGGGCCTATCTGGGTCATGGTGTCCATGCTCAGGGGTGCACCTGGTGCAGGGTCGGGCTGGTTGGCCGTCTGCTTCGCCTCGATGTCCTCCAGGTGATTGTACTTAGTCTCGGGGTCCAGGCTGTCCCATACCTCCTGCTGCTTGGGTGTGGGCAGCTTCCCGGCAAGCACTTTCTTTTTGTAGCCGCTGATGGTGCTGCTGATCTGGTCCTTGGTGGCCTGGGCCTGGGCCTTGTCCTCGACCTGCTGCAGCAGCTGCTTGGCGGTGGTTCCCTGGGCGGCCCCGTTGGCGGTCAGCTGTTTCAGAAACTTTTGCTTCAGCTTGGTCTGGGTGGCTGCCTCCCCGGCCGCTATTTTGCCCAGCTCGGCCTTGGCGGCAGTCTCCCCGGTCTCGTCGTCGATCTGCTTTGCCAGGGCGATCTGCTCCTGGTCCGGTAGGGCGTCCACAACGGCCTGGGCTTTGGCGTTCGGCTGCTTCCCGGCCACCTTGGCTTTCGCGTACTGACCTATGGCCACGCCTTTCTGTTTGGTCGCGGCTTGCTCCTGGGCCTTGGCCAGTATCTCGGCGGGGGTCATGCCCTGGGCGGCTTTGGTGTCCTGCACTTTCTTGATGGCGGCGGCCAGGTAGGGGGTGCTGTCGTCCATGGCGGCGTCGATGGCTTTCTGGGCCTGGACATCGGGTAGCTTGGCGTTGAACCGCTCCATGTGCCGCTCCAGGGCGCCGTCGGCGTTGGCGATGCTCAGGGCCTTCAGCAGCTCGTCGTTCTGGATTTCGAGGCGGGCGGCGCTGTTGGCCTGCTTGGCGATCACGTCCACTCGGGCCATGACGCTTTTCTGCTGGCTGGTCATTTGCGCCAGTTTCTCGGCTGCGGCTGCGTCGATGCTGGCCAGGCGGTACTTGCCGGGGTTGCGGTTGAACCCTGGGTCGATGTCGGCCGGTATGGTGTAGCTTTTCCCGGTCCTGGGGTTTGTCCACTTGCGTGTTGCCACTTTCGGCTCCTTTGAAAGTTTCAGGCCCTCGTCCTCGATGTCCTCGCCATCCATCTGAATGACACCGCAACGGCAGTTCCAGCCGTTCGGGGGCATGAACTGGTCCCAGAATGGACTGGTAACAGGCAGCACGGTGTCGTCCCATCGGGCGTGGCTCGCCCGGGTGCGCGTGTCGTCCACCGCGTCGTACATCAGATAAGGTATCACATCCTTTGACGCCTCGATGCCTTCCCAGTGGCCGGTGCTGTAGGCGGTCTGCAGGTTGGTTCTGAATATCGTTTCCAGGCGGCTGGCACTGCCCAGCTGGGCCTTCACCACCTTGCCGGTTTTCGGGTCGATCACGTCCTGTTTGCCCCACCACCCCGCTTTCTGCAGGTCCGGTATCAGGTGCTTTTTGAAGTCGGCCAGGGTGGCGCCTTCCTCCAGGGCGTAGTCCAGTGACGTGCGCACCTTGTCCAGCAGGTCGTTGTCCATCATCTTGGCCACGGTGAACGCGCCGTCGTGCTCCTGGCCCAGCATATCAGCCCAATTAAAGGTCTGTTTCATCCCTTTCTGTTTGTGGTACAGGATGGCCTCGGCCGGTGGCAGCTGGAAGTCAGCGGCCAGCTCAAAATATTCGATGATCATCGCTCTGCGTACCTCGCGCACTCGATACAGGTCTGCACGCCTGCTAGGGCCGCCTGGCGGCCGGGTTCGATGTCGTTGCCGCACTTGATGCAATCGTCCCGTGTGGGTTGTCCTGGGGGCTGCTGGCGTGCTCGATCAATGGCCGCCTGGCGTTCCCGCTCGGCGTACTCGGTCGCGTAGTCCAGGGGGTCGGTCAGGCGTTCGGTCATCATGCGCGGCGCACCCCTTTGGTCAAGCCCTTCAGGCGCGAAAAAAAAGTGGCGTTGCGAATGCGCTCGACATTCTCGGGCTTGGGTAGGGTCTCCATTTCATCCAGCAGGCGCTCCCTGAAAGTCGCCAGGTCCTGGGTCTCATCCAGCATGGCCAGCAGGCGCTCCACACGGTCGCCCACGAATTCCCGGTATTGGGTCGACATCAGCTCTGCGGCATCGACCAGGGCCTGCTGGTCGGCGCGGCCAGTGGCACGCTCCTGGGCCAGTCGGCTGATCTCGGTGAAGTCGGCGGGCATCCCCTGCCCTCTGCCCATCGGTACCGGGGCCGGGGCCTTGCGGCGCCACCCTGGCCCGTAGGTCTCGGCGATGTATTCGTCGGTCGGCTCCAGGCCCAGCTTGGCGATCTCGTTATCAGTTTCGGCCTGCTCCTTCAGGTCCTGCTCCTGCCCGATTTTGCGCCACACTTTCGGCGGGTTCGCCCCTGGGTGGTTCCACTCGGTCAGCCACGCCACGGTCTGGGTGTTGAACGCGCCCATCAGCAGGTCAGCATCGCTTTTCTTGACGGCTTCGCCCACGGTTTCGTGCACCTCGGCCTGGCTGCGGCTGCTGCCGTTGTCGGTGGTCATGGTCTGGCTCAGAACGACCTTGGATATGGCGGCGTCCATGCGCTCCAGCAGCTGCTCATAGGTGGCCGTGCCGCCCCGTGTCGCCTCGATCAGCTCGATGGCGGTACCCTCGGGCACGATCACGTGGCTGTCGGTCTGTATGGCCTCCAGGGCACGCTGTACGGCGCTGATCATTTTCTGGCTCTGCGGGTTGGTCTGGTCCAGCCAGGCGCCAGGCACTTCAGCTTTGGGCGTTGGGCTGCCGAACTTCTCCAGAAATATCATCCAGAATTTCAGGCCGTTGCGCTTGAAAAAAACCGGCCAGTAAAGGTAATGGGCCAGGCCCAGGCCATACGGGTTGTCGGCGTGCATGGCGCCGCTGTTGAATGTCCAGAATTTTCTCGGCGGCATCAGTTCGCCCTGGGGGGTTTTCAGTGTCACCAGGCGCAGGTTCATGTCCCGGTCGTACTTGAATCGGTAATGTTCGCGGGGCTTGATCGCGTCCAGCACGATGCGTTTGCCTTCACGCCGGTACAGGTTCTCGGCCACCGCGTGCCCCCAGAATACGCCGTAGTGCATCTGGTCGGTGATGGCGTCGAAGTCCAGGGCGGCCAGCTGCTCGCGTATGTCATCGGCGGCGGCCACATCGGCGGGTCTGTCGCTCGCGGGTACCACTATCAGCTCGGCTTCAGTGATCGCGGTCCTGCGCTGTTGAAGGGTACTTTTCACCTGGTCGTCGCGCAGCAGCTCCAGGTACGCGGTCCAGCCATTGCCCTGGCGGGCCAGCACGCTGTCATCGTTGGGCAGGATGCCACTGGCATACAGGGCCAGGTTCTCGCGGTGTTTGTTGCTCAGTTCATCGGTGATCGCTTTCATCGGTCAAAATCCCTCGTAGTTGTTGGGGCGGTTGCCGGATAGTACGCCAAAAGAGCTATGGCCCACGGTCTGGGTGCCGCTTGTTTCAAAATTGAATTCCAGGGGGGTGGCCCGGCTGTACGCCAGGAACTGACTTGTGCTGTCCACCTGGTCGTCGTGACCCACCAGGGGAAAGCCGAATACCTCGCGTTCGTACTCGGGCAGCCAGGGGGCCGACTCGGGCAGGTACACCAGGCCGCCACTGAATGCCGTGCTCTCCACGCTCATGCGGATGCCTTTGTTGCTGTTCGGCTGTACGGCCACGGTGGGCACGTACACGGTGCGGTTACGCTCGGGGTCGTATATCCCGGCCCGGCACTCCTGCAGCAGGCTCTGCCCGCTGGCCTTGTCCTCGATCAGCACGATGTGCGGCTTGTGGGTCAGGTAATAATCGACCAGCTGGCTGCGCAGGGCCGGGTATTCCACCTTGTCGCGCACCACGTCCACCAGGTACTTGCGCTGCTCGATCTCGCCCCACAATGACAGCACGCTGGGGTCGTTTTCCTCGCCCGTTTTGTAGGCGGTGTCGATGCTCAACACCAGGCGGTCGAACGTCG